GGTTGAAATTATACGTATTCCGGGTCCATTTAAGGAAAACTTGTTTTTGAGTGAGTTAAACTCAATCGAGGTGTTGTCTTCCAAGAGACCGCTGTTGATTGTGTCGACTAGGCTGTATACGTCGTAATTTCCCTCTGGTACAACTAGTAGGGTGCTAGTGGAATATCCTTCGATTTGGTAACGCATAAAATTGCTCGTGGTGCTTATGTTGTAAAAGCTGTACGGGATCTCTGCGGCCGTAAGACCTAGCAGGAATTGTGTGTCAGGGTTGGCAACGAGTTGGGTCTCGTATCGAAACACACAATTCGAGTTTAAATCGCCCAGTTGCTCGGTGGCTCTACTGGATTGCATAAAGACCCCCATAGAGGGGATGTGGGTGTCGTTCAGTGAATGGTTGGGCATTTTTATTTATAATACTACATAACATATTTGTTTATCTAAAAAAAATAGGTGCTGCTGCTTGGTAGACAGGGTTTGGGTTGGTGGGCATCGGCTGGCTTACTTCCACCAATCCGTCGGGTCCCAAGTACCGCACAGGCTCGTTTACCGGTACGGTGCTCCAGTCCAAATACACTGGCCGGTCACGTAGGAACATGACGCCGTCGTGAACAGGGTTCGGGTCGGTGGTTGCGATCGCCGTGCTGCTGTACTGAAAGTCGCTTTTTTCAGGGGTATTCATAGGTCTTTGCATTTCGTGAACCATGGTTGCTGTATATATACTTCTTAACTATTTTTTTAATTTTCTTGAATTTGCTCGGAGGCCTACATTTAATTTTAAAGTGCAATTTGACCTTCAAGTCAAACATCTCTACTAATAGTCCTTAAAAAAAAAATTTAAACTGTCTCGTCGGCTATGGTTGTGAGCTCTAGGTCGTTCTGGCTGTCCCCTCGGTTGCTGGTCTTGAGACGAAACGCATGATGACAGCAGTCCGACTCGGTGGTGACCCGAAGTTTGTAAATTTTGTATGCAATGACAGCGAGGACCAGCGACCCCGCTCCCTCGATGGTGTATGACGTTAGCTGTTGAAAGTCCATTTATATTTTACGGATATAAAAAAAATCCTTGTATGTCTTGTATTTCTTTGGTGTGGTTCGTTTTTTAAAGTCGTTGTACGTTACCTTTTGGTTGGTGAAACGAATAATGTCTGCTTGGTACCGAAACACCCGAGAAGATATGACTTTTTTGTTGTGGTCCACGATACAAAACAAATACATGGTTATTATACTTTTTTTTTTTTTTATTCGTCAAACCAGTCATCTGTGTCTCCGCCTGAGGAGTCGTAATCACTGACATTATTATAATCGTCCATAGCCCTTGACAGGTGTGATTGGTCTTCTTGTAGGTTTTGTCCTACAACATAGTTAGCCACTTTGTTAGCCATTCGTCCAAAAAATGACTGTTGTGGTTGTGTGTCTTCTTTTACCGCTCGTATTCTTTCACCTTCCCCACCTTTTCGGACTTTACCAGTAAATTCTCTATCTGGTCTTCGCTTACGTACACCGGTTTGCCCTTCTTTGATTTGTTCAGTCACAAAGGCGTCGAATTGGTTAGAAAGGTTAGAAAAACTTTGGTCTGGTTGTAACCTTGCTGCCTCCATCTGTTCTATCTGACGTTCTCCTCGTGCATTAGCTTCTATTTCTTGTGTCAAGGTAGGGTGTTTTGTTGGGTCCACCTCTACTCCCATAGCAGGGTTATAAGTGGTTTGTGCTTCTAGTTGTTTTTTTAACTCTTCGGGTACTTTTTGATATTCAAATTTAGCCAATTGCTGTGCTGTTTTTTGTTTTTTTCCTTGGGCTATGTCTGTCTCTATTTTTTTCTTTTCTTTTCTTATTTGTACGTTAGTAGGTTGAGGGTTATTATTTACGTCCGAACTTTGCATTGCATCCGAACTTTTCGTTGCATCTTCACGTGGGCCATCTTCTATTGCTAGTTGTTTATCTTCACGTGGGCCATCTTCTATTGCTAGTTGTTTATTTTGTTCTTTGAGTCGTGTTATTCTTAGAGGACCTCCTGTATACGGGTTACTTTCAAATCCATATCGTCTACGTTCACGATAAGACGGTGGTCCTGGACCATATGGTACTTTAAATTTTAAAATGGCTGGTTGTTTATCTTTTGCATCTTCTATTGCTAGTTGTTTATCTTTTGTATCTTCTATTGCTAGTTGTTTATCTTTTGCATCTTCTGATGTTTCTGTTGGCCCTGATAGTAAAATGAATTCAGGCTCTACAGGATTTGTTGTAGTGGCTGGAGGTGCAATTTCTGATACGACTCGCGCTCCTTGTGATGATTGTTGTGATGATTGTTCTGCTACGACTCCTGGTTGTTCTGGTTTTTTTGTGCTTTGGTCTACATTCGTAGTTACGTTTCCAATGGTTATATTTATAGGAGGTAGTTGAGTATTTGTAGGAGGTAGTTGAGTATTTATAGGAGGTAGTTGAGATTGTTGAGGAGATCTGTCATCAGTGACAACTGTCGCTTTTACATTCGCTGTTTGTTCTTTAACTCCGACCGTTTCTCTTTTCTCACCTGTAATCGGGTCTATTTTTTCTCTATCGTCTTTTATTGATTTTCTTGATTCTCTATCTGCCATTTTCATTAATGCTCCTTCCCTCCTTTGTGCTTTTGCTTCTCGTCTTTTTGCCTTTTTCTCTTCTTTTGTGTTAGCGACTTTCATCTCCGTATCCTGTAACAGATCGTTTTTTTTCTTTAGTTCCTCTAACTCATTTGGTGCTAATTGCAGACTGTTAATTATAGCATCTTCAGCATCCATAGTTTCATCATACTCAGTAACAGTCACCGTATTCTTTAATAGATCCGTTACAGCATCGATATCTTGACTAGTGACCCCGAGTGCTTCCGCCTTACTTAGTTTTTCCGTAACCATTCGTTGGTAGTTATTCATCTGATTCAATCGTGCGTTTTCCTTCAGATGTGCCGTATTAAGTTCTTCCCAGGTCTTTTCCTTCTTCTTGTGCTCCGCTTCTTGGTCGAGGCTACGCTTTTCGAGTTGGTTTAAACGTTCCTTGTACTGTGCCATTTCCCGGCTGTTGCTCTCTAAGGTCTGGTTACGTAGGTTCAACTGTCTGGCTTGGTGGTTTCGAATATTCACCATATCCGAGTAGTCGGTCGGGCCATAACTCGTGATGCTTCCCGATTTGCCAGCGGATTTGCGGGTTCTCGGAGGGGCTTTCTGACTGTATCGAACCAATCCGGATGTTTTTTTCTTGGACTGTTTCTTTTTTGTCTTTTTGTCCTTACGAGGTTTTGATTTGCGTTCCTTCTTTTTGTCCGCCATGGTTAGGTCTATACAACTACAAAAGAAAAAAGTCACATCATAATTTCTTCAAAGTTCTTGAAAAAGCGAAACTTGTTGCTCTTCTTTAACGTCATGTCAATCATCAAGTTGCTGTACCGCCCGTCAAAGACGTACTCGAACAAATCTATAGTGTCTCTTCGGTGAATCGGCAAGACGTCGTTGGTGATTTGCTCCTGCTCCTGCATCGTCTTGGGTCGGAAGAGAAACACCACCGAGGCGTTGGAACGAATGCCCGTCGGAATCATCGTCCACTTTTGCACAATAATGATGCAGGTAAGGTTCTTGTGACGTCGGTTCTGAAGCATTTGTGTCAGGAGAATCTCGTTTTGTCGGTTCTGACGCAAGGCGGCCGCCACGTCGTCGAGAATCAACAGGTTGTACTTGGTTTCGTCGTCCATCTCGCCCTGCAGCTTTGAAGCTTCTAGATGCCCGTCCAAGTCCATCATGCACTCGTGAAAGTCACTGTACTTTTGCTCCTCGGGTATCTTGAAGACGTTTTTTTTTAACGTCGCCGTCGACGGCGAGCACATGATGATTTTGTGAAAGCACTTCCGAAACGACTGCTTGTAGCCGTTCTTCTTGCCTTCCTTTGAAATTAAATTGACCAATAAAGATGTTTTGCCACTTCCGGAACTGCCGCTAATTAAAATCAAGGAGCCGTTCACAATGACGTCAAGCGGCGGGACGATGTTTTTGCATAACTCGTGGTCCGTATCCATAGGTACAGCCCCATAATCTATATTTGGGTTTGGTATTGTCGAATACATGATTCTGTATATACCTCTGTATAACATTTTTTTTTTAAGAAGAAATGACCACTCGACAAAAACTCCGCCAATTTTTTGTCGGAATACGACAACAAATTCTTTTTTTTGTCGGAATCCGCCTTCCGAAAACTGGAGACACGTCCCACGCAGAACGCCCTACGACAGCGTCGGATCCC